GCGGATGTCGCCCCAGCCTGTCACCTCGCGCCCCAGCCCGATGTCGAAGTAGGGCTCGAAGCCCTTCGATTGGCGCGCCTTGCCATGAGGGCAGAACGGCCAGTCGCCGATGGCCACGGTCTCGTGGCAGGTGTCACAGCGGTATTCCTGTGCAGGCATAGGACGCCATTCCTCCTCGAACCACGGGCCATCGAAGACCAGCCAGCGGCCCCTCCAGATCACCACGTCTCGCATCGGGCTATCCCGGCATCATGCCCGGCAACGGAGGCGCGGGCGGCGCCAGCGGCTGGAAGGGCCGCGGACCCGCGGCCGGCGGCGCCGGCGGCCCAGGCGTGGCCGTCACGCCGGGCCCACCCGGTCCACCAGGGCCGCCAGGGCCTCCGCCCGTCGCCATCCCCAGTTGGGCCGCCTGGGCCATCGCAATCGGCGCCAGCGCCTCCTGCACCGCGCGGATCTCGTTCTCCGTCTTGATGCCGTAGAGCCCCAGCGTCTTCCGCAGCAGCACCTCGCTCCCGGCGAGGATGGGCGCAATCATCGGGTTGCTCAAGATGACCAGCATCTGGTTCCAGGACATTCGCTGCATGTCTTCCGACACGGGCGACAGCGAGGTGAGGTCGACCGAGACTTCGATGTCCATCTCACCCGTGTCCTCGGCCTTCACCTCGGACCAGGACGCGATGATGCGCTGCACCTCGTCTCCGGCCGCTGGGCCCGTGGGCTCGACACTGCGCTGCACCCAGAACGGCAGCGACATGCGCTCGCGCACGGTGAGGAGAATCAGGCGCCCGATCTGGCCCAGCCAGTCGGCCACCTTCATGCGCGCCGACGTCTCGCGAATCCGCAGATGCGTGTCGACGATGTTCGCCTGGGTGGCCGTCTGCGCTTCCGGCACGCCACGCTGGTCGCCCGAGATGCCACTCACCTGGGCGAAGTCCTCCTTGCCCGCGGCGAGGTCGCGCCACACGGCGGAATCGAGGGGGGCGTCGGGAATCGGCTTGATGGGACTGGCGCCAGACGTGGGCGGCAGCAGGTCCTCGACGTACGTGCCGTCGCCCCCGCTCTCCAGCTTGTCGAGCTGGTCGGTCGCAATCGAGCCCTTCGAGTACGTGTAGCGCCGCTCGAACCGACGCCGATGCACGCGCTGCTGCTCGCGCGACTCGTTGATCTCGTCCTGCGGGCTGATCCAGTTCGTCACGGGCGGCAGCGGGTAGAACTCGTTCAGGCGCTCGTACAGCTTGAGCGCCGCGAACGGGCTGAACTGGAACGGCTCGTCCTTGAGCAAGAACCGCTGATGCCCCTCGGCGATGACGTGGCGGACCTTCTTGCGGTGGTCCCAGATCTTCCAGATCTTCACCATGCCGGCGCGCTGCTCGATGTCGAGCGAGCCCACCTCGCCGCGGAGCTTCTCCTTGATGAGGCCGGACGGCTTGAGCCCCTTCGTCTCGTAATCCGGGTTGCGCTTCACGTCCTCGGCGTAGTGATACTCCCAGTAGGCAACCCAGTCGTTCTCCTCCAGGACGCCCTTGCCCTTGAGCGGCACCCGGAACTGCTCGGCGGGAATCCACTTGACGTAGAGCGACTCGGACCCCGCCTTCAGCAGGCGCGCGGGCTCCAGCACCGGCTCGCCGTCCGCGCCCGTGATGGCGTCCGTGGACTGCTCACGCAGCACGGGCTTGCCCGCGTTGGGGTTGTCGATCCAGTCCGCCGTGTAGCCCACCTCGACGATGCCGTAGCGGAAGAACGTCTCCTGGAGCGCCTGTCCGGTCTGCGTGGCGAAGTGAATCTTCGGGTCGTCGACGAACGTCTGCAACACGTCCTCGCAGAGCTGCGCCTGCTCCTGCGCGGTCGACTGCCAGTCGTCCGCTCGGCCGGGGCGCGGCGTGACCTTGTACTGCGGGCGGAAGAACAGCAGGCTGGGCTTCGACGTCTCGATGCCGGCGAAGACGAGGTTGATGGTGTACTTCTTCCGCGCCTCCTCCTCCGGCGTGCCCGCCCACTGGAACCCCTCGTAGTACTGCTCCAGGCGTTTGGTCTGGAAGCGCTCCTCCCACTGCTCGTAGACCTTGTCGGCGGAGGTGAGCCGCTCGAACCACCGCTTCACACGCTGCACGTCAGATTCCGGTCCTGGCTTGGCCATGTCGGTCACCTCTGGCGCCGGGCCAACTGTTTGGCGAGCTGGCGCTGTTTCCCGAAGAACGTGTTCGAGGCTGCCTGACGCGTCGGCTCAGCCGCAATGGGCGGACGGGAGGCAATGAAGTAGCGCACGGGATCGTACGCGTGGTCGACAATCTCGGGGTCGCGCTCGTCGGACCAGAGCTTCGATCCGCCGGCGGTCGTCACCTGGAGGCGCTTCTGGGCGCGCGTCTGGCGGATGGCGTGGACGCAGCCGTGCGGATACGCCTCCGTGCGCGCCAGAAAGAACAACCGCGGCGCGCCCTTCTCCTTCGTGACGGGATGCACGCGCTCGGGGCGCACGCGCAGGTACTCGTTGATGCGGTTGCGCGTCCCCAGCTCGTTGTTGTCGCCGGGCGCCCAGGCGACCGCCGTGGCGTCGGGCAGCTCAATGCGGTCGCTCCACTCGTCGGCCACGGTCCAGAACTGGCCGCGCTTCTGGCCGCCCGTGCCCTTGTGGAAGATGCTGGGGTCGGCGAGGTTCCAGGTGTACGACTCGCGCTCGGACAGCTCGAAGACGCGCTCGCGGTGATGCGACACGAGCTTCTCGCCCTGGTAGTACTCGCGGTAGCAGAACGCGTTGCCGTCGCGGTCCACGGCGAACCACAGACAGCATGTCGGCGACGTGTCGCCGTGGTCGAGCACGCGGAACAGCGAGCAGGTCGCCCGCAAGTGGTCGAGGAACGCCTGGGCCTCCTCGTACCGCGTGAACGTCAGCACGGACTCGGCCGGCACGTTGTGGATGAGGCCCTCGGGGATGCCCCAGAGCCCCTTCACGTAGCGCCGCGCCAAGTCCTCGCGCATCTCGCGCAGGGCCTGCTTGTTCTGCTCGGGCAGGAACTTGTTCGACATCGAGTCGAAGAAGATCATGCGGTAGCCGCGCTTCGCCCACCGTTCCTGCCACTCGGGCGACTCGGGATGGAAGCGGTTGTAGATCCAGTGCAGGTCGGTGTCGGGGTTGCACGCCAGCATGGCGTACGTGGGCGGGATGGGGCGGCCCGTCGTCGGATGCACCCAGGGCCAGGGCGTGCCCGTCGCGGCGACATGCTGGGCGATGACCGCCTCGGGCACGGTCGCCTGATCCCACCGGCCCAGGCGCGCGAGGAGCAGGTCGAAGATCTCCTCCTCGATCTCCTCGGCTTGGTCCCCGAAGAACCAGTTGATCTCCAGGCCGCGGATGACGTTGGCCACATCCGGGTCTTCCATGTGCATCCAGAGGATCTCGGACCCGTTGTGGAGCCGCAGGAGCCCGTCCTGCTGGTTCCAGGACTCGTAGAACCCCTCGGGGCACAGCTTGCGGAACGTGGCCATCGTGGTGGCGCGCAGCTCCTTGGCGACCCGGCGGAAGATGAGCCCGCGGTTGCGGGGGTAGTGATCGCTCAGGAACAGCGCCTTGAGGGCGAAGGCGTAGGTCTTCGAGGAGCCCCAGCCCCCACTGGCGCAGACGGGGGAGGGTCCGGCGATAAACGCCTCACGCTGGGCCGCGTTGGCCCATTCCAGCGGCGCGGCCGCACCCCCAGGACTCATGCGCCCTAGCCCGCGGTGTTGGCCTTGGCGGGCCGTCCAGAGGCCTTCGGCGCGACCGGGGCCGGCGCCGCCAGGATGCTCTCGTCGGCCACCACGGCGCGCTCGACGTGGATGTACTTGTAGCCGGGGAACGAGTTGCAGAAGGCGCTGCCGACGCGCTCGGCGCGGGCCAGCTCGTCCTTCGCCGCCTCGTCGGGGTTGGCCAGCGCGCTCGGCACGACCTCCACAAACGCCGTCGCGATCCCGGTCATGCCCCGCTTGTACCGCATCTGGAACAACATCCGTGCCTCAATTCTTCGGCCTGGGGTCGTCAGCCATAGAGAGCCCGGCCGCAAAGCCCTCCTCAAACGCCTGCTGGCGCGCCAAGTACTCGATGGCCGCCCGGCGGCGCATCTCGTGCGCGTGCGCGTCCTCGTAGCCCATCTTGTAGCCGCGCTCGTACGCCTGGACGAACAGGTCGGGCACCACCGCGATGCGTGCGAGGTTCCAGCTGGAGCGCGCCACGCCGGCCACCCAGTGGACGCCCAGGGGGAGCGCCACGGCGACGTCCCGGTTGGGCTCCACCCAGGCGACGCCCATCCACCAGGGCAGCGTATCCCCGCAGGTCAGCTCGCGGCGCAACATCACGGCGTCTCCTCCACCGGCGCGATCGGCTGCCCCACGTCGGGCCAGCAATCCTCGGGCATCAGAATCATCGTGAGCTGCTT